TTAAAAGGTGATACTTCACTCTCTAACTCGTTCATCGCCGCTACAAGATTACTTGCACTTATAGATGAACTAAGTTGGTCTATATCTCCAAAGTCTGTCGCTGATAGAGTATTAAAAGTTGTTCTTAATTGTTCTATCGTTGCCGTTGCTGCTACTTGTCTTGCTGCCATATTATTTTACCAGTTTTAATAAAAGTCCTTTTATTTCAGACATTTCTTGTTTTAAATTATTTATATCTCTTACCGCATTTCTTAAATCGTTACTAGATTGTCTTGCTTCTTTAATACGTTTTACATGTATTTGATAAGCATTCTTATCAGTATTTATTATACCATTAGAACTTGTATCTCTTACAATATGTTGATGACCTTCTACTTTTAAATATGCCATATTATACTGCTAACGCAATCGCTCTCATATCTGTTAGACGTGGAGGATATGCTGGGTTAGTTCCTTTCATAACTATTTTAATTTTGAATGTTGCAAACTCATTAATACCTTCTTCACTAAACTCAAAGTCAGAAAAATCTTCTTTGAAGTTTGCATTGTACGGTGATTGACTTCTACCTTCAGCACTTACAGATGTATTGTTTTGTGTCATTTGTACATAAGGTATATCTTTCATTTGTCTATCATCACCTTCAAATTTAACTTTTCTAAACACTTCAATTGAAGATGTTGGGAAAACACTAGCAGCTATTCTAATATCTATTGCTGTTGCTGGGTTTTCTAAAGAAATTTCTTTTGTAATATATTTAGCAGCCGCACTACCACCTGTTGGGTCTGTTTCTGCAACAAATCCTGTTCTATTACTAGAAGTTGGATTATCTAATCTATTATGTGTACAGAAAATGTTTGTTCTTGCTAAGTCAATCACAGGAGATACATTAGCATTTGCCGTTTGTAATACAATATCATAGAATAAAGATTTTGTACTTGATAAGTGAGTTGTTTCGTTTATAGAACTTGCAACTGCTCTAGCACTTGTAAAGTAAAAGTTTTCATTTGGTACAATACTTGTAAATGCACTATCAGTTGAATATGACGCTTCTGTACCGTCTATTGATGTTGTTGAAGTAGTTTTAATTTTATGTTCAGTAGTAGTATCTGGGAAATTCATCATACCAATTTTAGGCATAACACTTTCAAATGTTCTATCTTGTGTTGCAACTATAGTTGAACCACCAACACTACCAGTTGATGTTGCTGTATCACCAGTTAATGTAATTGTATAACTGTCCTCAGTTGCATTAGCGATATCATGTGTACCATTAATTACACTACCTTGAATACCATTATAGTCAGTTGAACCACCAAGACCAGAGATTGTAACCTTACTTGGTTTATTATCATTCATGCCGTGATGTTGATGATTGATTTTAATTATCGCTGGGTTGCCACCAAATGTTGTACCTGAACCGGCAGTAGCATTTGTTTCAATAGCATTGTTATCAAGTGTCTTAGTTTCAATATCATCATTTGTTAATGACAATGTACCGTTTGTAGTTGTATCAAATGCAGCTTTGTATAAAGTAATTTTTAAATCTTCCATTTGGTCTTCTGTCCACAGTTTTGCATTTTGAGAACGGAATAAAGAACCAAATAAAGGTTGTTGTGTTACTCGTCTTGTACCACCAACGTCTGTATCACCTAATCTACTTACCCATGCTTTATATTTTTGACTGTTAGGTTTTAATATGATTGCATATTCTTTACCACCTTGTAAAAATACAGGAGATGGGAATGTTACAACTGTTGCTGTTGAAGCAGTTGCACTTGTAAGAACTTCACTTGATTGAAGCGTAACCTCTGAGAAAGGAAGTATTCTTTGACCAGGTCTACTATTAATAGTTTCTACTAGATAAACTTTAATTGGAACTGTATCATCTTTTTCTTCAAAGTATATATCAACTTTAGATAAGAATACACCACTTGCTTCATCAACACTAAACGTTTGTGCTAATGGGTCTGGATTTTGTACAATTTGTTGTGTTGTTTGTGATACTGAAAAACTATCTGTTGTTCTTCTTGTATCTTGTTCAGTTACAGTTTGTCTACCAATAATTGGTACTCTAGTTGACTGTACTGTTTCTTGTGTAGTTGTTTGTAAACCACGAGCAGTATATGTACCTTGAGCAAAAGTATCTACATCATCATCTGTAGAACTATTTGAAGATGAACTTGTTAATCTGAATATTCTATCACCTGTTCTAAATCTTTCACTTGCTGTATTTGGTATTGTAAATGTTCCTTCAATTGTACCTGTTGTACCAGTAACTAAGTTACCACCTAATACACCACCAGATGGTGTTACATGTGTTGATACATTTACATTATCAAAGAAAGGATAAACTCTTGTGTTTGGTTTTAATCTTGTACCTGTGAATGTAATTGTTTGAGAACGAATAAAAGGTATGAACGCAACGTCAACAACTCTTTCACCAAAAGATTGTCTTACAACATTTGAACCTGAAATTTCTCTAGTAATACCTGTTCTACTTCTTGTTGTAATATCTCCACCTATTGTACTAGTAGTTGTATGAATTGTGTTGCCCATTCTTCTACTTGAAGAACCTGAAGACGACCAACGACCAGACCAGTTAGTTTGCCAGTTATTCCAAACTGTACCTAAATTGTTATTTGTTCCTGCAAGACTAGTCATTGTATCAAATAAGTTATTATCGTTTACAATTAAATCAGGTCTTCTAGTTGTATCGTACCATTCATCAACATCTGGTGTTAATGCGACATCACCTTTATATTGAAATACTAAGAATGGATTACAGTTAACTGATTTAGTTGCATAAGGATTTTCAGTTAACTTAGAATGAGTATATGGTAAAGTTATTAAGTCACCTGTTTTTTGATAACCAGCAGTTGTTCTTTCTGCGTCTGTATCATTTGCGGCTAACTCAATAAGTTTTACAACGTTTGTATTATGTTCTGGTCTTAACTCACCCTCAGACATATCAACTGAACATCTATATTCACTTGATAAAGTATCACCAACATTATGACCTTTGAAACTATCTACTACAATACCATTTTTAAATCTATCTAAACCTGTAGCTGCGTCTTGTATTTGTGTATTAACTGCTTGTTGTTCTAGTAGAGATAACTGAGTGTAGTATTCTATATTTTTAATTCTTTGTTCTAACTTACCAATGTCTCTCATTGTATATCTTCTATTATCAACTACTGTTACTGCTACATCATCTGTAGAGAAAGTATATGGTGGTAAAGTTAGATAATATAAAGGCATTGCGTCATCAATTGTTTCTGCTCTTTGAGGATCAATTGCTGGAGTACCTTTTGCTTGTTTAAATAGACCGTCTTTAGTTACAAAGATACCATCTATTCTACTTAAATAAAATTCAAAGTCTAGTGTTGCGTCTGAACTAGGTTTTGGTATATCAACTGTTGAAGCACCGCCTCCAATATAATTTTTTGCACCAATACTATCTACATTACCATAACCTACAACTTCACTATCATCCGCTACTCTAGGTCTAAAGTCTAATGCGTCTCTTAATTCTATTCTACCTTTTGTTGGACTATCAAAAGAAGGAATGTTTTCGTAATCTATAACACCAGAATAACTATCTACTGAGAAGTAGTTACCTGTACCGTGTGTAAAGAATTGGAAAGTAATTAACAATCTACCTGTTGGTAGTTGAGCGCCGTCTTTTCTTACTATTCTAGCAATGTCATAGAAACTATCTCTTTGACCTGTATCTAATGTAAATCTATCTGTAATATCTGTATGACTTGTTGTTGCGTTTGTACTAAAGTTAGGTGACATGTGAACAGTTGTTAAAGCAAATGCGTCTGCTTTACCTAAACTAATTGTTTTTTCTTCAGCTAATGCTTGTGTTTGAACTGTTTGTGTTTGGTCTGAAACTAATGCTTTTGTTTTCTCACCTGCAATTGATTTAGTTATTGTTGCAATTAATTTAACTTTAGCAGTTGCATAGTTAGCACCTAAATCTATTTGTACTTGACGACCTGATGGACTACCAGTTAATGAGAATACGGCGTCACCTTCATGGTTGTTGCCTGATAAACTTACTATATCACCTATAGCACCTGCACTTGCACCGGCAGTCATTATTGATAATGTGTAATCTGCTTCTGAGTGTGCGTCAAATGTTTCGTTTGCACCGGCAGAGAATGTAGCAACACCAGATGATGATAAAGTTTCAACAAATTGTCTTCTAACTTTATGACTTGTATCTGTGATACCTGCATTGTCTGTAGTCTTTAATGTTTTGATAACATTCTCAGGTAATTTATATACTAAAGAAGTAGTATTAATGTTTTGTAATTTTGTTCTTCTTCTTTGTGTTGACGCTGATGTTACAGCAACTGTAACAGTTGCCGTTAATGTTAATGATTTATCATTTGCAATTGCACCAACAAATCTACTTTGTTGATTACCATTGTTATCTTCAAACACAATGTTGTCGCCAACTTTTAAGTCTGAATTAAATTCTGTGTTGTTACCTTTTACTACATTTGAGTTTGCGTCTATATTAATTAGTCCGCCTATAGTTACGTTACTTTCATCTTTTTCATCTGAAGCTGTAGTTGTTAATACTGTATCAGCAGTAAAGTTTGGCGAACCAGTCATACCAACTGACTTAACTTGTGCAAAATCAAATTCAGTTACACCTTTTCTCTCTGGTGTGTCTGCTATTACTACACCACTATTTGAACTTTCGTCTGTTATAGTTTCTAAAGTTGCGAAAGAACCTGATACGTTACTTAATACAACTGTTGTAAATACAGATTGTTCTAAAATTAAATCATCACCATCTGTTTCATCAACAAGGTTAAATCCGTCCTCAGTTATAAACTGGTCAGGATCCGTTGATGTGTTAGATGATATTGCCTCTACAACACCAGTTGCACCTGAAGTACCACCAGTTAGAGTTTCACCTGTATCAAACTCAACTGAACTTGTGACACCAATGTGTGTAAACATGTCAACATTAAATAAACCTAATTTATAAATTGAAGATGTGTTTGTTAGTGTTGCACCAGCAGTACCTGATTTATATTCAAAGTATCTAGGTTTTGCTCTACCAATTTGTTCTACATCAACGTTAGTTGTAGATAGGTTTGTACCTCTGGCAGCATTTGCATTTTTAAATAATTGTAATTCTTTAAACGCTTCTGTTTCACCTGATACTGTTCCTATATCTGGCGTACCATGTACGTTTGTTACATCAACAAAATTACCTATTGCTAATCTTGCTGTAGAGTTTTGTAGTGTATCAAAGTCTCTTGCTTTTTCTATCGTAACAAATTTTTGTCCTGTTGTTTCTATTTCGTAACCTTGAACATATGCTTTACCAGGAGATAAACCAATTGCTAATCTAGCTTCTGAGTTAGCTGTGCTTAATCCATTATATAAACTTGAACCATCAGCAGAATATATACCACGATTTGATCCGTCATTTTTATGTTCTCTTACATCTATGTCAAATGATTTAGTAACATAATCACCACTTTCGTCTGACGTTCTTCTTGCTAATGTTTCTTCTAGTATATTGTAATCTGTTCTTTGTACAATTGTTTCAACATTACCTGATCCTGTTCTTAGTAACTCTACAAAATTTTCATCATCTGTTTCAGTTATAAGTTTTTTAACTAACGTTAATGATGTTTTAAATCTGTGAGCACCAGGAGCATTTACGTTAGATGAACCGGCTGCGTTATCATTTAATGAACTATCGTCTGACGGTGTAACAAAACTTTCTGTTACATTGAAACCAACTCTATATGTTGGTGTGTTTGAATATGGGTCTAGTATTAAAGTCTGTTCAGTATTCTTAACAAAGAAACCATTAATAAAATATACACCTGCTTGAACATTTACTGAACTAGCAAAACCAGTTGCGTTACTATCTGTTGGTAATGAAGTACCTGAAGTACCTACAACTGCCGTTGAAGATGTGCTATTGTATGTAAATGTTAAAGTTTCTCCCTCAGTAAATCTTTTCGTTGCATTGTCTGTACCTGAGGCAGTATATAAAACATAGACTGTTGCAGCTGCTGTTGATGTTGCTTCAGTTGTGTTTATAACTGTTGCTGTAATACCTGAAGTAGAACCTGTTATAGTTAAATCTTGTAGATTAGAAACTGTTGCTGTAGAATGACTTGCTAACTTAACGTATTCGTATTTTGTGTTAAGTGCTATCTCACCTGGTATTACCATACTACCATCTTTGAACATATGTTCACCAAATCTTTCAATTTGGTTTTGTAAGATAGTTTGTAGTTGTGTTAACTCTCTTGCTTGAACTGCAAAAGCAGGACGAAATAATATTCTATGAAAATTCTTTGCTTCTGAGAAGTCATCAAAGTAAGGAGAGACGTTAAAGTTTGTTGCCATTTAAATCTCCTAAAACTCTACTATTAACTTTACATTCTCCGTTTGGTCTGAAGCACGGCTAATAGGTTTTCTGTTTTCAATATACAGAATATCACCTGTATCTGCCGTTAATTCAGGAGTAACGTCATGTGAACTTGGCGTACCTGTCGCACCTGAAGTTGCACCTGTTACTGTATTCGTTCCAGAGAAAGCCGTTGCGTTTTGGTTTGTATCAATACCTTGGTTTGCAAACTGTGGTTGTATGTATCTTAAAACTTTTGTTGTAGAATTAAAGTCAACAACATAACCTACCGCACCAGAACTTGCTTGTGTAATCTTTTCATCTGCTTGAAAACTACCTGGCGTGCCAGAGAAAGTAATTGATTTAGTTGCGTCAAGTGTATCAGCAGTTGCTGTTGCACCTGTTGTACTATCAGTTGGGTTTCTTAATAATGCAATTCTTCTAAAATCATTTGATGTATTGAACTCGCCACTTTCACTAGTTGCAAAGTCAACATTCATCATTACGAAGAATCCACCTAACTCAGCGATAACATCTGTTGCATGTCCGCCTGGAGGTGAAATTATAAAATCTATATCTGCGCCTGATACGTTACCAATATCACTTGCTTTAACAGAAGCGTATGTATAACCAGACCCAGCAGTTGTAATTGTTACACTTGTTACGGCATTTGAACCTATAACTATTGTTGCTTTACCACTTGAACCATCACCACGAATATCAACGTTAGTGTATGTACCATTAGTACCTGATGACCCACCTGCCGTTACTTTAGCATGTTCTATTGCACCAGCAGTAGTTGAGTAGTCTGTACTTTCAGTTGAACAATGAATAAAATCTGTTGACATGAAGTTTGCTTGTTCAGAAGCAGTTAGTGTGTACATGTATTTCCATTTGTAACTATCTCCAGTTGAGAACACACTAGTTGTTTTATTACCAGATGGTTCTACTGTAGAAGCAGAGTTACCATTATTGTCTATAACTTTGTAAACATCAAAGGTACTATTCATTACATAAAAAGTTGCGTCATGTAAAGTTGTTGCACCTGAGTTAGCAGCAATTGCTGTACCAGCGGAGTTTATTTCTCCATAATCATGTCTGTAATAGTCGTAAGTTGTACCAGTTGTCCAGTTTCTTCTTGGTATTACTGCTGATACATTTGAACTTGTAATCTTCTTTGCACTCATTAAATCATCATAAACATAGTAATCTACACTACCTACACTATCAACTGGTGTTGGAGGTGATGTATCTGTACCATCATTGAATGCTTGGTCATTGGCAAACGCTTGTGGTCTACCTATTGCAAGATAATATGTATCTGCACTCTCGCCAAAACTCTCGCTAAACTGGTTAGCATTTTGTATTCTGAAATCTTTTGTTATTATTGCTGGCATTTTTTCTCCGTCATAAACTATTTATACACTCACTTTAACTTAATGAGGTTTTTATTTGGGCAGGTATAGTAAAGTTGGTTTTAAGACCTGTTTTGAAGTCACTTATATTATTTGCCTCACCATCAAATGATGTACTACCTGTTCCTGTTAATTTAATACTATTTATAGTAGCAATTGTGATACCACTATCCATATCTCGTAGACCTAATTCTTGTTTCATATCTCCACCGTCTTCTAATATTAATCCGTCATTTCCATGTGTAGATGAACCATCAGTACCATTTAATAACATTCTATCTGGTGTATGGTCAAATGCACCTGATACTAAATTACCTATAGTTTTCATACGAGGACCTGCATATACTAGACCTTGTTCAATATCTGTAGACCTAAATTGTTGTGCTCTTTGTTGATTTGTTTTAATTGTGACTGCCTGATTAAGTGTAACGTCTCTTGTAGTACCAAATGAGGCACTACCCTCTATACCTAATTGAGGTGTACTTCTTAAACTTGTACCATCAGTTGGCGTACCAAGTCTTCTACCAATCTTCTCACTAAAGATAACTTTAAGTATTTCAACAACTTCATCTGTTTCAGTAAGACCGGATATTCTAGTATATCCAGTTTTCATCTTAGCATTCAATTGTGTTTTGATTGCAACTTCCCCTTGGAAATAAAAACCAGCAGGGTGTATGGCAGATTTAAGATAATCTCTCCATTCAGTAATACTTTCTCCAACTTTAATGATGTATGAATAATCTTGGTAGTATAAACTGTCTTGTACTTTCTTTGTACTTTCTGATAACTGTCCATCAACACCTGTATTACTACCATCTGTTTCTATGGCAGTACCTACTGTGGCAGTCATAGTTGCTTTTGTATCTTGTGGATTATGATTTCTTACTCTTGCCGTTTCTGTTGATGTAGAACCTGTGATTGTAACTTTATCATCAAAAGTACCTGTAACTTCTTTTAGTGTAAGAATGTTTGTAGCTGCGTCAAAAGTTTCAAAACTACCTGACGCTGATACTTGGTCGTCTCTTTGTATTTTACCACCTGCATTTGTAGATGAACCATCTGTACCATTCAACACAATATAATCTGTATTATCTTTTAATACATATTCGTTATATACAATTCTGTCGTTATCTGTTTCGTCTCGTAAGAAATCTGGACTTGCACTTTCAGGTACGGCGTCTGTTACAAATTCTTCTAATGCAAATTGTTCGCCATCTTCCGTAACTAAGTCACCTCTTTCAAAATCTTCTAATCTAATTACTGCTTGTCTAAAGTCTTCTAGTAATATTGGGAAATCTATTTGTTCATATGCCTCTAATGCAATATAATCCTCAGACGAAGCTGTGATTGTTTCACCAGATGTAAAGTTACTTGATAGTGTATCTATTTGTATATGAAGTTTTGGCGATACTTCAGGTGGTGTCTCGTATCTAAATCCATGGTCAATAACTTTAGCAGATAATGCTTTACCTACACTTGAAGATACAGGATATACAAGAGCACTTGAACCACTAGATGAAGTTACTGCTACTGTAGGTAATGATAGATAACCACCACCTTTATTTGATAATCTAATTCTTGTTATATCATTTGAAGAACTGTTTGTCGCTGCTTCCATAACAAGTTGAAAATCTGTGCCTTGTTCTAATAAAAGAATACCGTCATCATGTGTATCACCTTCTAAAGTAAAACCACCATTGACAACTGCAACTGTACCTGCAAGACCAGAACCACTTGTAGGATTTGTAACTGACAATGTGTCACCTACTACATAACCTGAACCACCATTTTCTATTTGTACACTATCAATAACACCATATGTTACTTGTTCTATTTGTGCAATGGCACCTGTGCCACCTTTTTCTTTTGTAAAGTTTATATTTTCACCTACAGAATAATATTGACCACCAGTATTTACTGTAACGTTATCTAATATACTTTCAATATTACATTCTATAGTAACGTCTTCGTCTGTATTATCCACACCAGTGAATACTGATTTAGTATTTTGTATTAATCTATCACCTGCATTTGTAGATGAACTATCTGTACCATCTAAAATTATGTCATCATTTTCATCAGCAGCCGTATCTAAAACTAATCCGTCACCTCCACTACTTGAAAATGAACCAGACGTACTATCTTTATTTAAAACAAATGTAGCAACGTCATGTGTTACACCATTTAAAGAAATATTTGATATGGTTGCTTTCTCAACAACTGTACTTGCACTATCAACTGTAGAGTTACCTACAATATCAGTTTGAGTAATTGTTTTACCTACTAGATTGTTCATGTTACCATTAGACGGTGCTGATAGTGTTGCTTTAAGTATTTGTTCAGTATCAAAGTTACCGTCTGATACTCTCATCATATCTACTGTAGGGTAATATAATTCTGGAGTTTCATTAAACAAGGCACGGAAAAATATTTCATTTGCCGCTTTTGTACCTTTTGCTTTGTATAATGATATAATATTTTTTGTTAGTTGTCTTTTATCTAAACCATTTGTAAGTGTGTTTGGTAAAGTTTGTAAAAATGTATTTCTAAATTGTTTAAAGAAATCATCTATGGTATCGTTAACGTCTGCATACTCTAATAGTTGTGTTAAGTGTGCGTTAGGGTTTGGTCTATACCTTGATATAATACCTTGAGCACCAGATGTACTACCTGTTATAGTTTCACCTGTTACGAATAAACTATTTTCTGTAACGTATAATTTTAATGCGTCTGTATCTTCAGCAAGTATAGTTGCCGTTTGACCTGAAGTGGCACCAGTAATAGTTTCACCTTTTGTAAACTCACCTACACTTGTTTGTTCACTAAGAATATAATCACCATCATCTTTACCAAATTCGTTAGTTGCATTTAAGGCAACAAACCCACCAGTTGCAGCTTCTAGTAATATTTGGTCACTAGCAGTTACACTTGATAAAGTGATTTGTGCTGAGTCCATAAAAACATAATACTGTTTTACGAACTCTACTAATAGTGGGTGATTTGCCTGTATATGGGCAGGTAACTGGCGTGAAACTAAGTTACTTATTTTTTTGTCAAATTTTGCCATTTACTAACTCGCATAGTTTGTCGCTGTTGTGTATCCTATACCTGATGTTGTATCGTAATCATCAGCAGTTACAACCACAGTAGCATTTGTTTCATCTATTTCTATAACTTGATTACGAACTGGAACTACATCAACTGAATTAGGTACTACTGTTAGTCTAATGGTAGTAGAAGTGGCACCATCAACGTTACCAACTGAGGTAATATTTAAACTATTAAGTACAATCTTACCAGTTGTATAGTTTATTGTACCTTGTGTATTGTTTGTGTAAACATTAACACCACCTGCGACATAATACAATCTTATATTACCTTGTCCGTCATCATTTAAAAAATAATCATTTGTAGTATCACCAGATACTTTAAATGAAGAAGAAGATAATATACCACCCATATCTGAATTATGACCAGAGTGTGGATTGTATAATGCGTTATTAAAACTAATTGTATATGTTGTTGAACTTGCTAGTGTAGCAGTAAATGATTTGTGTAATTTAAGTGTTGTGATGTTTGATAAAATACTATCGTCTGCTTTGTTTACTGTCTCAATAAATTTAGAGTGTCTAAACACTTGGTCAAATTCTTGTAAACTATCTGTATTGAAATTTGTTATTGCTGTTTGTATCAATGACTTAATACTTTCAGCTGTGTTAGTAGTTGACTTAGCGTCATATCTTACTGTTACAGTTGGCACTATAGATGTTGTTTCTGGATCCTCAATTACAGGTGTGATACTTGCAACGTTAAAATCTTTTAGTTGATTTATAATATCTGACTTAGTTGCTTCTGTAAGTGTAGCACCAGCAACAGGATTGATAGAGATATATACTCTACCATAAACGGGTGTTTCATTATCTTCACCACCCCATACTTGAACTGATTTAGCATTTGAATAAATTGTTTTAACTTTACTTTCATAGTCTTTCGCCGTTACTGCCCTATTTTGTGTGGCAAATTGTTTTGGTGCATTGAAACGAATACTTGCCGGACTTTCCGGGTCAGCACCGTTAACGCTGTTTGTGTTTACAGTTAAACTTACATCACTAAAACCACCTAGTGTACCAGATAATGCAAACGAAGCTGCACCATTACTATCTGAACCATTAGTAACTATGTATGTAAGTGTAACAATGTTACCTGTTGATAATGCTTTACCTAAAACACCATCACCAAATACAACTTCATACTGTTCGTCTTCAGCACCTTCTAAAAAGTAAACTGCTGACGTACTTGATACGTCTGCTAAGTCTGTTGACAATGTATGTGTTGTTGTAGTAGTATCAGTTGAACTGTTTTGAACTTTAACTAATAAAGTTGTTGTGTCTGCCATATCATTCTTAATTAAGAAACGTTGATTGGCGTCTGTAGTGTTAACTGTATATTTGTTTGTAACTAAAGTACCTTCATATAATTTTAAATTTTTAAATGTGTAAACACCATCAACTGGTGTAATTGTAGTATCTTCTTTTACAATATATGTGTATGCTGTGCCATCAACTGTAGATGTAAATGTTGTACCTTGAGAGGCAGTTAAAGTTGAACCAGTAGCGTCATTGACAACTAAGTTTACATCAGCGTAAGGTGATGTTGCACTTCTTGGTGTGTAACCTACATGTTTAGCATGTGAGACAATACTGTTTCTCATATCAGCACTATCTAAAAACATTTCATTGGCAAGAACATTGGCATAAACGCCGTTGTAGTGTGTGTTGTATGCTAGAACATCTAACAATGAACTGATTGTAGAACCTTCAAAGTCATAATCAGTAAATTGGTCTTGTTGTCTTAAAAATTTTTTAAGATTAGTTTTGATTGTATCAAAATCTAAATCTGTTACTTCTAGTTTTTTGTTCGTTGCCATTATCTACTTCTTTCTAGTAGTGTAGTTAACTCTACCAACTCACCTGGTATGTTCACTACATAAAAACTTATTGTTACATTGTAAGCATTTTGTCCCAGATTAGGAATAGCATTAACAGATACTAGTCTTGCTCTTGGTTCAAAGTTTACAATTGTTTCTTCTATTACTCTTGTTAAACTATTCGCTGTAATAGGATTCATTGGTTCAAATAATACTGCATTAACATTTGATCCTATCTCAGGATGAAAAGGTCTCTCAAAATGATTAGTTAATATAAGATTTCTGACAGATTGTTTTACTGCCTCTATGTCTTTCTTAACTATTATATCTTTAGTATTATCATTTCTCTCAAAAGATAATGCTAAATCCTTATATAATCTAACACTTCTATTTGAAGCATTAGTAGTTTGAGCGTCTCTATAACCTGATTGTGTAATAGCCATGTGACTATTTATAAAGATTATCCAGCGTTTACGTTAGAACTTCCGCCTGTTGCACTATTTGGTACCCAACTACCATGACCACCTGTTGCGTCACCACTCCTGTGAATACCTTTACCATTGACAAATACGGTAGAACTTGCACCTACAGCAGGGTCTCCACAAGAAGTGGCGTCACCTTTACGAATAGTCTTTGCACCATTAGTGTTGACATTAGGTGACCCACCTGTGTATGCTGTTTTGTGAAAAGGGTTAGGAGTAGGACTGGCATGCCCAGCATGACTATCTAAACCTGAACGTATAACTGGTTGACCCATTATCTACCTTGTCCTCTATAAGGTTTGTGGTCACGTTTTCTATCTTTATTCATAGAAGAATAACTTACATTCTTTCTTTTACCCTGACTAGTCTTCTTAGGTGTTGAAACATGAGGTACAAATGATTTTGCTAATTTAGCCATATACTACCTCAACTTCTTTTCTCTACCTAAAGGTAATTTTTGTCTTGTGCCTTCTTCTTTGCCTTTTTTACCTAACCAGTAAACGTTAACCATGTTGCCGTCATCTTTTAAATTTGCACTTGACTGATAAGACTTAACGGCTTTCTTATAAGACATTGCTTCTATTACTTTATCTTCTTTTCCATTATCAAAGGTAAACTCCCTCATTCTTGGCATAATTTATTCCTTTGGAGTACACGCCTCACATCTACAATGTTTACAAACTTCATACTGACTACCCTCGTCATTAGTCTTCATTAAGGGTGTACCACAATGGGAAGGATGACCACAGTTGTCGCAATTCATGTTAACTCCTTTTTTTAGTTGATTTCTTTTTAGTTGATTTCTTTTTCTTCTTAGGTTTGACTTCCATGTCTTTCGTCAATACTAACGGTTTAGGTTTCCATAGACTATCTGTCATAGTCCATAATTTAGTTAAAAATCCCATAATATTCTCCTTTCAAAAAGAACAAATAGTGAACAAAACTGAGACATTCTGTCGCACCTTGAAATAAAGTCAAAATAATGCTTGACTTTAAAGTATTTATGTGATAGGATATATCTATATTTAAAACGAAAGGTTATATTATGAACAAAATCCAACTAATCAAGGCTGGCATCCAACAACTGTCTTTAACTGAACTGAATGAACTTTCTAGTTTTATTAGTGATGTTAAAGTTATGAATGCTAAATCTTCTCTATCTGTAGGACAAAAAGTGTTTGTTGTACAAAAGACTAAAAAAACTCCTGGTGTAATTACTAAGATTAATCAATCTAGGTGTGTAGTAGATATGCTTGGTAGAAGTTATAGAGTACCAATGTCAATGTTGGAGGCGGCATAATGATAATTAAGATAGGTGATAAAGTTGAAGTCTCTAAGAGAGGTATCAATAGAGACGGAATTATTACAGACATTTCTATAGGACTTACTACGTCAGACCCTGCTGGTGAGTTAGGTATCAAACTAAAAGAGTATGATACTGATATGGGTTACTTAGGTTCTATAAGTTATAAAGATGTAACGTTTGGTGAAAGTGAAGGCGAATATTGGGCGTACTTTGACCAAGTTATAACACCAACGAAAGGAGTTGTTGCTGATATGTGACAAGTATAAGACCTAACGGTTTTTATCCTGTGGGGCGTTGTACAGACGTATAGGTGAAACCTCAAGTATCTTTGAAATAAAAGTGAGAGTGAGTAATCTGTCTAGCACTATGGGACAGGCAACAAGTACATTTTAGATGTACACACAAAATTAAAAAAGGACATCCAAGTACCTTTGAAACAAAAGTGAGGATGTCCTTTTTTTTATTTTAATCTATTCAACTACGGCAGGTGTTTCTGTCGCTGGCATTTCAATTGTAACTTTTGGTAAAGGTACATTATCTACTAAACTAGCGGCGTCTTCGCCATAGTGGTGACCAAGAGTAAACGCTACTATTACTATAATAACGTATATTAATTTCCTAATCATTTAATTTTCCTTTTTAATTATGCTTTCCATCTCTGCCATAAATTAGCAGCGATCCAAGCAATTAGACCCCATTTCACAATTGTTAGGGGTGCCATGATACCTGTAAAAAGAACTACAGCTAATAAAATTAGACCGTAATCTTTCCAAGCAGATATATCTTTTAACCATTTTTCCATATGATTTCTCCTATGTTTTTATATTTACTATTTAGAATACAAACTTTGTTCCAAATGAGTAGTGTTGTAAATCAGTACCAGTATCTAAATCGTCTTGTTGCATTTCTGCATAGACACTTAGGTTCTTAGTCATATCATGGCTAACGCCATAAGTCATGTAAGTACCAGTACCTTCTTTATCTCCGTATCCAACTGTTAATGCTTTCCAACCTACTGTTGCTTCCATACCAACTAAGTCAGTAGCAGCGTCATAGATTGAATAAGTTGAAGCGACTGTAAAGTCACCTACAGTTGTGGATGCACCTGCAGCCCAATATGAGATATCGTTAACTCTATCGTCAGCGTAACCACCAGATAAGTTAATGTCTTTTATTGAATGAGAAATATTCCATTCATAAACATCAACACCATTTTTGCCGTTACTTCCATCAACCATTGCCATTGCACTAACTGTACCATTGCTTAGTTTGATTGTATTAGATGACCTATCTGCATATTTAAATACAGCATTGTTACCATATACTTGAAAGTTATCTGTTTGGGATACTGAAGCATGAGCTTGTCTACCTACAGTAATTGCAACACCATTATTTTCTAAACCAACATATGCTAGTCTGGAATCAAATGTGTCTGAACCACTATCATCAACATCTAGTCCTACTTCCAATTTTGCAATTGCTGAAATAGAACTACCTTCAATACTAGGTTCTGAAAAATCAATACCTAATTTTGATCCGTTGTTTTCAAGTTTGTCGTATGCAACACCAGAGGCGTTTTCATCATGCGAAAACTTGTAGTTAAAAGTACCATACGGTTTAATCTCAGCGGCTGTTGCTGTGTAAGCAAACAAAACCATACCAACCACCGTAGCAGTAATTAATCTTAACATGTATTCTCCTTTTTTGAATTATAGATTATAAAAATTATAATCAATCCCTGAATGGGATTTAATATGTACCTCGTAAATTTTTCATGGTGTATTATTTATAACTTTCATCATATTGAGCCGTATATATTTCATCAACTTGTTCTTGTGTTTTTAAAACATATGCGCCTATATGGGTGTAACCATTTAACTTTGCCCATATAATTCTTCTACCACCTGCCTGCCATTTACGATATACTTCATTTATTTTTCGTACCATTACAGGATGTTTCATACCATTTTCTGCCATGTCATCAAATAATTTTTTATAATTAATGCCTTGACTATCTGCATAAACAGTCCAACTGCCTTGTACTTTGTCCCATTTAAAAGTTACATCTTTCAAATCTAATATTTGATACAAGTCTGGGTGGGTAATTTCTTTTGCGTGTAATATTTTTTTAGTCATTAAAACAAAATGCGATATGATTATACTCCTCACTAGAGAGTTTAGGTTTGTATTGTTCGTGTACTCTATCGTACAAAGTATTTAGTTCAGTCATATAACTAGCATATGTATCTTTACTAACAAGACTATTATATACAATACATCTACCTTGTTTCTTTAACCAACGATTGTCTAACATGACTTGACCATCTGCGTCATACACATCAACAATCACTACATCATAGTTATGTACTTCATGTATATAATCATGGACATCACCTTGTATAATACGAAGGCGTTTTGACTTTGGTAAATTAAATTCTTTGTGTGCAACTTCTATCACTTCAGGATTTATTTCAACTGTATCTATATGTACATCTGGAAATTTAGAATATATTTCTGTATGTAAATTACCTGCACCAAGACCAAGTAAACAAACATGTCTTATATCTTCTACATGATTAAACACTTTCATTATTTCTTTCATGTACAATAAAGATATTTGTCCAGACGCATTGACACGACCTTGTACAAACTCCTCATTAAAGAGCATAGTCTTATAGTCTTTTGTTTTTCTTACTTCAATCATTTTTATCTATTGAACCTACTAATACTCTTTTGTGTTTTGTACATGGCAGACCTTCGTGTGGAATATTCGCCGAAAAAACTACGAGTTTTCCTTTCACTGGTTTAGTTCGTATACCTTTTTCTGTATGATACAATGTATCACCATCTGAGTTATCTAAGTAAAGTATCCAACTATACTTTTCATGTGGGTGTGTATGTACCTTTTGAAACCCACCTGGTGCATATTCTATTGTATGTATCCACTTAGTACGATAAGCATAATCACTAGGTAAAAACTGTGTGAGTATTTGTATGGGTATGTATTCCAGAATGTTATCAGATTGACGACCACCTACAGTATAATTAAGTTCTTGTGTTAATGGTATGAGATTGGTAGATATAATTTCATTTATTCTATCTACAGTATATTCTGGTATGTGCATTATGTGTATCATTTTAAATATTCTTCATTCGCTGTAAAGTTAAAAACTTTTTCCCATGCTGTTTGGTCAGGTATATGATAACAGTCTATATGTGTATAACCTTTTACTTTAGCATACCAAACACGTTGATGACCTACAGAAACAGAATAAGCATTATAACTTATAATGATAGGGTGTGTCATACCATGTTCGTCTAAACTTTCAAATAACTTTGATAGATTGTGTTTTTGTTTTTCGTTTGGGTTATCGTAATCTGTTTTGTTGCCGAGCATATTCAGATTATAGACCTTGTGGTATTCAGGAAACTCTATATGTTTGGCCGAGAGGTACTTCATAGGTTGGTGAAGTTAGGGGTCTGAAAGAGCAGCATGCTATATATAAGAGTTTTAACCATATTCTGTTCAATATGCGTAAATAAATTTACACTACTATATCTAGTCCCGAAGCATTACATTAGAACGAATACGTTGAAGTGGAAAAGAACCACAATTGATTTTATGAAAGAACGTTATCAAGGTTAAACGATCCTGTGTACCAGTATCAAAGTTTTGTACACCATGCCATAGACTACTATCAAAACCTATACAACGATTGTACTTATTACCAAAAGTAACATCAACAGAAAACTGGTCGTTAGACTTCGCTCGCCATACCTTACCTTCGCTTGGTGGTATCTCACCGAGATAAACTTGTTTTTTAATCTTACTAAAATTAGGACTTGCAAATGCATGCTTCTTCGTATATAAAGATGTACCAGCGTGTTCGCTTGCACCAGGTGTCAAATAGATGATAAACGTATGAACGTCTGGATAATCTGTATGTATCCAACCTTCTTGCCAATCTTCTTCTTGGCGTACCGGTATTTTTTGAAAGACTGACGTTGAATGCCATGATATATCTTGTTTATCTTGCTCACTAAAGAACGCCGACAAAT